GAGTTATTAGCACCACCTTGGCGAACTACTGTAGTTGAAGCGGCGTTCAAAATTCCTGTAAAGTTAGGTGCATTACCATCGCCATTGAAAAACTGCTTGTCTTCTGTTTCAGCAAGAGCGCGGCCCAAACCATTTACAACATAATCCAAGAATGCAGGAGTTGCATCTTGCAATTGCTCTTCAGAAATGATAGCACCTGCAACAAGCTTCTTAGCTGTCATTGCTGTAGCTGTAAAGAAGTTTGTCGAGTCAGTTACAGTCAAACCAGAACCTTCAGCAACAACCGCGCCTGTGAACGCGCCGCTTGATACTAAGTTTTCTGTTTTACCGCGCATTGGATAGATCTTTGCGAGTGCTCTTGCATAACCATACTGATCTGCAAAAGACATGATTTCTTCTACCCAAAACTGAGGAACGGCCGCGCCACCTTGTGATGCTGTGCCAGTGTTGAAGTTTGCGCGTGTCAAATACTTCTCATTTGCCTTGCGTGCGATTTCATCTGCTTGGCCTTCATATCCTTTGTGCTTAGCAAGGATATATTCAGCTACAGTGCGAGCTTGGTCACGACGTGCATCGTGATCTGCTTTGATTGATACAAAGCCATTATTATTTGTAGGCTTTTGTGTGCGAAGTTGATCTGCAACTTTGCGGTCAACAACTTCTTTAAGTTGGTCTTTTGTTACGATAATGTTTTCCATTATGCTAATATCCTTAGATTAAATTAAGTAATTCGTCTGTATTGAGTTTCTTAGGCATATTCAACGTAATTGAACGGCCTGCTTCGCCGGCTACTGCAGATTTGATAATCTTGTAACCGTTTTGAATCATATCCATACCTTCACTGATTTGCGCTTGTGTTGAAGCTGCAATTTTCTTACCGACGCGAACTTCAGGTGCTTTGTATCCTTCTTCTACTACCTCAACTGGAGGCTCTGCAGCTTCTGGAGCTGGTGCAACTTCAGGCTCTACAACGGCTGGTGCTTCGCCTTTCAAAACTGCTAGCATTGGAGGAGCGCCTGCAGTAATAAAAGCGTTTACAGATGCTTCGGCTTCTTCAGGTGAAAAGCCGAGATTAATTACCTCATTGACAAACGCTTCTTTGATTGCAGGAAGAAGTTCGTCTTTGATCTTGGCTTCGATCTCTGGGGTTAACATTCTCTTTTCCTTTTTGTATTTATTGATTGAATCTTGGAGTAAAGTCTTCATAGATTTCTTTAGCAAAGCTTGGCGATTTGCAGGGACTGAAACGACGCTAAATTCTACAAGCTCGGACTTTGTGTAAATAGTTACCTTTTGCCCGTCGATTGTTTGCTCTTCGTATTCTTTTGGAATGATACCAACTGATACGGCTTTTACATATCCTGCATTGATAAGCTTGTTAAGCTTCTTGCCTTCTTCAGTGATACATTCAATTTGAATTGTAGCTTCTAAGTTTTCGCCGTTCATTGCAAATCCTAAGCAGCGTCCGATAGGCCACTCATCCGAGTCATGCTGAGCTAAAACTATGGGATTATTTAGATATGCTGTATAGTCTATTCCGCTTGGAACTATGATAGTACCATAGCGATCTACTTCAGGAGTTGATACTACGAAAGTATAGAGATCATTCTCTTTCTCTTCGTATTCCTTTTCCTTTTCATAGCCGTCCCTGACTTGCAGGTTCAGCTCACGTGTTATTAAATTCATATTAAAACCTCTATTTTTTAATTGCTCTACTATGTTCTTTGACCAACTATAACCAGGGTCGCCACCCCAAAGACCCCAAGCGACTCTACCAGGTGAGGGATATCCATCCTCACCAGGCTCAAAGCCTTCCGCATCTTTTACGCTTTCTTGCCTTGAGAAAAAAGAATACATACGCTTTACAGTATCTTCGCTCAAGTTCTCACCGCGTGCAATTTGGCGCGCTCTGATTTTACCTATGCGAGTACCACCGTCGCGACCCTCTTCTACCCATCTGATAGCTCGCTCGGCTTCTTCTTGCATTCCTTTGTTAGGCTTGTAGCTCATTAGGCTTCCACTGGGAATAATTGGCATCTGCAGTTCACTGCATTTGAAGCGCTAAGACCTGAACCGAGCGGGCGCTTTGCTTTCTCGGTTTTGACTTCTACGATATTGCCTTCTTTATCTCGAACTTCAGTCACTACGGTAAAATATCCATCAGCGCCTTGAGTCGATCCTTCCATGGCAGCATGTGCAGGTCTTACGCGGTTATCGCGTTGAGTTAGCCATACCATTTTGAAGCCTTCGTCTTTGTAGACTGCATATTGCATCCCGCTTGTAACATTCGCGCTTGTTGTATTAGCAATCGCACGGGCTCTGCTTGTTTGCAGTGAGTCAAATTTGGTATTCAGGATCTTAAAAAGCTCTTCTTTATTCTTACCAGCATTTGCAGTTAAAGTAGCTTGAACTTCTTGCTTGATTACTCCGATTGAATCGCGGATTTGAGCGCTTGACTCTTCAACCAAGGCAATAACCTCTGCAGTCGGAGGAACGCTTCCCTCGATCGCAAGAGTTGCATAGAGTTCTTGTGCTACTTGATTTGCAGCCTCTGCTATAATTGCATCGTACTTTGCAAGCTCTTCAGGTGAAACATCTACAGTCGCAAGAGTCAAAACGCCATCATCTGCAAGCTGAAAAACCTGCTCTTTGATTTGAGCTATGATCATCTCGATTACATTTTCAAGACTACCAGCATTCGCCTCTGTTATGCCATCAAAGTTTCTCCAGAACAAGTCCTTTGCATCGGCTGTTACGATAGGGAGCTTGGCATTTGCCCTTGTTAAGAGTTTTCGTGCCACCACGGGCACGGGAGCGGGATTTACGGCGCTTTGAAGCGGGACATAACCATTAGCAATAAGCGGAGTATTACCTTCTGGTATCGGATCGTACCCGCGCTCGCCTCTTGCATCGTTGATTGTCTTGATTCCCCACTTAAGCTCGAACTCTTCTTGCCTCATATCAGCATCGGGATCTGCATAGGTATATGGCTGAGCTTCGATAAGCACATCCTCTTCCCATCTACGGAAGTGGCGAGTAAATTCTTCAGCAATGTAAAGCGCTTCGGGATCGATAGAGTTTTGTCTAAAGATTGCCCATTGGACTTCAGCAGTCGCTTTGTTTTGGAATGATCCATCAAGCATACCGGGAGGAACGCCAAAGACTTGAGAGATTTGCGATCTTACGTCTTTGCTTACAGCGTCGTAACCAACTGCAAGCTCGCCTTTCGGCGGTAACTCTAATTGCATACCACCACCAAGCAAAGCGCGAAGCTTGTAGTCTGGTAGTTCTTCATTCCAAGCGCTTTTAAGCTTTTGCCATTCGTCTTGATCGAATCTTTCAGGGAACTTTGCAATAAGAGGCGGGACTGTATTATTAGCAAACAAGCGAGCGAGATAAGCACTAACCTCGCGGTCTATATTTGCATATTCCAAAGCGGCTGATACAAGACCAACACCGAAGATATTCATACCGATAATTTCTTCAGGACGCGAGGCGGGATGCAACTTCGCAAGGTGAATAACCTCTTTTTCCGGTATAGCTATATTGCCTTCTTGCGCTGACTGATAGACATACCCATCTATGAAGTTATTTTCCCCTTTGATGACTCGCATTCTTGTCGGATTAAGCACCCACATCTGCAAGGGGACTCGATAGCCGTTTGTCGGAGTCCATATAAACGCATTGCCATTAATCGATAGCCAATTTTCAATATAGCCAAAGACTTGCGAGCGTGTGAAATACGGATTCGGATTACTAAGTAATTCATTAGTCCAGTGACCGCGACCGAGTTCTTCTTTCTCATAGTTCTGCTCTTTGTACGCATCAAACTTGATACCACTCAAAGCATTCGCTCTATGCTGAAGGCAAGCAAAGACAGTACCTCGAAGAGAGGCGCTTAACTCATTACCGACTTGAGTCGCACCGATATTGCGAGTACCACCCGACCGAATATACGGTCTGTCGTTTCTTCGCGGTGCAACTGCGCTCGCGATTCTATCTCTAAGTTGGTCAAGTAGACTCATACATATATCTGGGGTGTTTTGCGAATAGCGTTGAAGGCATAACCCAACGCGTCAATAAAGTCATCATGCTTGTCTTGAGGAGTGCCTGTAAACGATAGCAGCTCCTCGGTAAATTCTGGATTGATATGAGGGACGTGATAGACAAGCCCTTGTTCATATCTCGCCTCGACTGGCTGAAAGCGAATAACCTTGTCTCGATCCGCTCTCACACCTACGACATTCATCTTAGTATTTCTTTTCAGCTCCTGAACCATCCAAGCTTGAGCTTGATTTGATTCGACTGCAACTACTCTTGCATTCCATCTTTGCTCGGCTGACATGATCTTGCGTCCTATCTCTTGGAATTGCGCTCTAAAATGATCGGCTTCGACTACTACAACATCTCCATCTTTTGTCGTACCTATTACAACGATTGCCGTATAGTCTGCAGTCTCTTTCTGGCTAATTGCCAAATCCACTCCGATGTAATACGCCGTGCATTCTTGGCCATTTGTTGTGCGTAGCCATTCGCGCTTGATCTTAGCCGCTGATCTATCGACATATTCTGCAAGAAACTCTTGCGCGAAAACCAAGCTCGGTAATAGCTCTTTTTGTCTATCCACTTCGCTTATCTTGATTTGCCCGCCGTCGTATGTCGAATAGTGAAACGATTGCCAATCTTGCATCGTTTCGCTTAGCTGATCTAATTGCCAAAAGTGATTCTTACCTTTCGGCGTTGAGAAGAAATACGCATCTCCTTCATAATCTGCTAGCATCGGACTAAGTACAAAGTTCCAATCATCTTCAGCATTTGGGCAGTGTGCCCATTCATCGCAAATCACTCTATGAAACTTATTACCTCTTAAGCCATCTGCGCGGTAAATACCTTGCAAAACCAATGTACTACGGCCTAGTTTAATCTGGCCTTGTTTGTAAGTTGCGCCAAGCGGTGCAAAGAAATTTTGTGCCTCGGTTTCTCTTCCTGATAGCTCGGTGTATGAGGGCGCTGTATAGAGAACATACGACCCATCAATTTCAAGCATTTTCTCAAGGGCCAAAGCAAAAGCCAAATAAGACTTCCCAAAGCGACGGCCGCACCGAACAACATTAAAGCGCTTCCTATTCCGAAGTATCTCAAGCTGTTTATCATGCGGTTTTATCCTGATCACTGTGTCCATTTTGCGAACCCCACTCTATTATCATTTTGCCTTTCTCTGCTACTTGATTATTCAAGTGAGTCAGTAACTCCATTAGTAACTTCATGGCTGTAATATCTTCTTTCAGCAAGATCTTTTTATGAATCAGCATATCGATGATATCACCTGCTACAGTTTCTTTCGTCTTACCAGGTTTTGCAAGCTCTTCAGCTGCCATCTTTGCAAGGTCTTTCACATACACGATGCTACCCTTGGGCCTACCATTCCGATTGATACGCTCGGGCTTATCTCTGAAGCTATGTCCTTTAAGATTATCAGCGCCTGCCATAATAAACTCCAAGACCTAATCCAATACCAAGAGCACCAACTACCCAGCTCCAATTATTCTCAGTCACTACTTCATTTGGTAAAGTAATTACCTTAATTGAATCAGGGCGCGGGCGGTAAACTAAACTAAAATGACCCTTGCGATTAGCATAGGCAAAAGCCATATTGATTGTATCTTGAGTCGCTGTAATTACCGAGTCGCTTTGAGCGATAAATGCAGTATCACCGCAAGGAATTTCTACGGGCTTATCAATGAAGTACACTGTATCGCGATTGCGTATCATTACCGACTTTGTATGTACTGAGTCTCTAATCGTTACAGGGCGCTCAATAAGCTGAACTTGAGTAATTGTATCAGTTACTCTCTTTTGGCTTGTCTTGCCTATGTGAAGCCCCGAAACAAAGCCTATAATCAAGATCACTGCAAGAATAACCATCGCATTTAGTACATCATTGAATCTCATTGTACTACTCCGTTCTCAATCCATAAGTTATCTACAACGCCGTTTTCTTGCACGATTGCAAAACCGTGATTGCTATTTGAGTGAGGCATATATGATTGCTTTAATTTACAGAGGCATCCCGTTGTATAAGCTTTGTAGAATTTACCATCTAAGCTTCTTACCGAGCTGAATGAAGTCTTATGTACATGACCCATCACGACATTAGCCGCCGCTTTGAGGATCAAAGCGCGGGCGGGATTTACGCCGCCTGATACTTTCATCTCATGACCGTGGACTATGTAAGTATTCTCTATTCTCATAAATTGCGTAGACTCGACAAATCGTATTCCAAGATCATCAAGCTTAAGAAGTCTTCTAAAGTCAATCAAGCCAGCAAGAGCGTCTGCATTCTGCATTAAGTAGCGCTCTA